AGGACGGGGGCGCTACCGAGAAGCTGAAAAGGGACCTGTGGCTCCCGCCCAAGGGCGTCGAGGTCAACGACCCGCGCAGCCCGTGGTACTCGGGCAACGAGTCGTCTGGCTTCGGGTCCCTTAAGTCGGCCCTCGGGATGTGACAGCACATATAAGACACGCCTATGCGGGCGGTATCATGGCCTCAGACAGGAGTCGGGCCGCGATGCCGCCCGCTAGACGTACGAGCGGGGAGGGTAGCCCGTGGCAGACAAGATCGGCGAGGTCGTCGTAGAGGTCGGCGCTGACGCGCGCGACTTCCGCGGGGACGCTGAGCGGGGCATCGAGAAGAGCCTCAAGAAGATCGGAAAGCGGATCGAGCGCGCCGCCGAGAAGTGGGCGCGCGAGATGCGCGACTCGGTCAAGGACGCCCTCGACGGCCTAGTGCTCCAGGTCAACGCGCGCATCGACCCCAAGGACCTGCGCCGCATCGAGACAGCCATCGCGCAGACCAAGGCGTCCCCGGACGTCGGCATCTCCAAGCGGGACCTGGAGGAGATCAAGCAGAAGCTCCGCCAGGCCGACTGGCGCACCCCGGTTCGGCCGGTCCTGGACGACAACGCCGTGGCCAAGATCGGTCGCGAGCTCGACGAGATGAAGGCCGCGATCAAGGCCCGTGTGGACCTTGACGAGAAGTCCCGCCGCAAGGCTCTGGAGGCGATCCGCAAGACTGAGGCCGCCATCGACGCCAAGATCGAGATCGACGGCAAGGACGTCGCCGAGATCAGGGAGCGCATCGCCAACATCAAGTCGGACGTCCGCGTGGACGTCTCGCTGGAGAAGGCGGCCCAGCGCAAGCTCAAAGAGCAGATCGCGGGGCTCGACGCCAAGATCAAGGCCGACGCCGAGCTTGACGACGCCTCACGTAAGAAGCTTCAGGCGGAGCTGAAGAAGCTGGGCGGGGACATTGAGGCCCATGCCCACCTGTCTGAGGCCTCCAAGAAGAAGCTGAAGCACGAGCTCAGCAAGCTCGACGGGAAGGCCACCGTCAACGCCGACCTGGATGACGGCAAGGCCCGTTTCGACCTGGCCCGGCTGACCAAGAAGCCGTACTTCGCGGACATCCACGCCCGCCTCGCCAAGGCGTCCCTGGCGAAGGTGGCTGCGCAGCTCAAGGCCCTCGGCGGCGGGAACATCTTCGGCAACCTGAAGAACTCGCTCAACGAGCTGTTCACGAACCTGGACACCTTCGCGGTCAAGGCCGCCGGGGCCGGGACCGCGATTCTCGGTCTGACGTCTATCGCCGGCGCCGGGCTCGGGACCGTGGCCCAGTTCGGAGTCAGCCTCGCCCACACGCTGCCGGCCCTGCTCGCCATGCCCGGCATTCTTGGAGCGGCCGCAGCCGGTATCGGCATCTTCGCCGCCGCCATGGCCGACGCCTCCACGGTGCTGGAGGACCTGGGACCGGCGTTCAGCGCTCTCCAGGACTCGATCTCGACGTCGTTCTGGGGCGAGGCTGAGGGCTCGGTGCGCTCCCTCATCACCAACGGCCTGGAGGCATTGACGCCGGCCATCTCAGACGTGGCCTCGGCCATGGGCTCCATGACGGCGGCCGTCGCATCCGCCGCGCAGGACCACATTCCCGGCTTCCAGGCGTCGCTCGGCTACCTGGCTGAGGCCATGGACCTGGGCGGCGACGGCGCGGGAGCCTTCACCGACGCCCTGCTCACGTTGGGCGAGGTCGGCGCGAAGTACCTCCCCTCGATCGCCAGCTGGGCCAACGACGTCGCCTACTCCTTCCAGGCGTGGGTGCAGGCCAAGACCGCCTCGGGCGAGATGGATCAGGCCATCCGGGCCGCCGCCAAGACCTTCGGGACCTTGAAGGACATCGTCTTCGACCTGGGCGGCATCCTGGGCGGGGTCTTCAAGGCCATGGCCTCCGGCTCGGCTCCCATTGACTCCATCGCTAAGGCTCTCGACAGCGCCAACAAGGCAGTGAACGGCCCGCTGTGGCAGGGAACTCTGTCCACGATATTCAGCGCGATGGGGGACGCCGCCTCGCACGCCTTCGCCGGCGTCGGTTCTCTCGGGCAGGCGTTCACCTCCCTGGCCCCGACCCTCTCCACGATCCTGCCACTGGTCGGCCAGATCATCGAGACCGGGCTCAAGGGCATCTCCTCCGCGCTCCAGGACCCCGCCTTCCAGGGCGGTCTGACGGCGTTCTTCCAGGGCGTCCTGACGGCCGTGCAGGCCCTCGCCCCTGCCATGCCGGCCCTGGGTCAGGCCTTCGGCGCCATCGCCATCGTCGCCGGCCAGCTGCTGGCCGCCGTGGCGCCGCTCATCGCCCAGCTGGTCGAGGGCCTGGCCCCGGTGTTCACTCAGCTGGCCACGCTGCTGGCCCCGATCATCGAGCAGCTGGGCGCTGCCCTCATGCCGATCATCCAGGCTCTCGGCCCGCTCCTGTCGGCACTGTTCGCCGTGCTGGGTCCGCTCATCACCGACCTGCTGGCCGCCATCGTTCCGGCCATCCAGCCCATCGTGCAGGCCATCACCGCCCTGCTGATCCCCGCCTTCCAGCTGATCGGGGTGACGGTGAAGGCGCTCATGCCGATCGTTCTCCCGATCATCAACATCATCAAGGACACGATCGTGAACGCGATGCAGGTGATTCAGGGGATCATCAACGTCGTCATGGGCATCATCACCGGCAACTGGTCCCAGGCGTGGAACGGGATCAAGCAGATCGGGTCCGGTGTCTGGAACTTCATCAAGTCGGCGTTCTCCGACTTCGGCGCGGCTCTGAAGGGCATCGCCCAGGTCGCTTGGAACCTGCTCGGGAGCGTCATCTCCGGCGGGTGGAACGCCATCAAGTCACTCACCTCCGCCGCGTGGAACGGGATCAAGTCGGCCGTCTCGGCAGGGGTCAGCGGGGTCGTATCGTACGTGACCAGCCTTCCGGGCCAGATCATGGGCATCTTCGCCAGCGCCGGGTCGTGGCTGTGGAACGCCGGTAAGAACATCATCCAGGGACTCCTGAACGGCATCTCCTCCATGTTCTCCTCGGTGAAGAACAAGCTCTCCTCGCTGACGAACATGCTCCCCTCGTGGAAGGGTCCGGCCCCCGTCGACAAGGTCCTGCTCACCCCCGCGGGTGAGCTCATCATGCAGGGCCTCATCAAGGGCCTGGAGAGCCAGTACGGAGCCGTGCGCTCATCGCTCCAGGGCCTGACCGAAGACCTGTCCAAGCCCGCCACGATCGGGCTCAGCGCCAACGTCCAGCCGCTCCCGGCGCGCGCCTCGACCGGCCGACCGAACCCGACCCCCGAGTCCTCCGGATCGTTTGATAAGGGGAGCCGATCAGGCGCTACAATCAACATCACCAACAACTATCCGCAGGCCAAGCCGGACTCGAAGACTCGAGACGAGGTAGCCGAGGGGCTGCGACTGGCCGCGATCATCTGAGGAGGGTCACCCACCCATGGCCATCTACTCACTGGACGGCGCCGACCTGGACGATGAGCGTCAGCGCTGGGTGCTCGCCGAGGGGACGACGCTATCGACCCGCGGCGAGCCCTGGAGCACCTCAGTCAGCATCCCCGGACGCTTCGGAGTGCTCCCGACCGCCCCGACGGTCCTGAAGTCGGCCACCGTCGCCCTGAAGTTCACCGTGTTCTCCTGGGAGGACGGGCGGGGCGGGAACCGCTGCAAGGGCGGCCTGGCCCGGCTGGAGCAGAACTATCAGGACCTCCTGCGCCGCCTGTACGCCTTCGGCCGTCTCATGACGCTCCAGTACACGCCGGCCGGGCAGCCTGCCCGGGAGGCGCTGGTGCGCCCGTCGTCCTCCGTCGAGCCGATCTTCGACCCGCACTCGGAGACAATCTCCTGCACGATCGCCTACGAGATCGTCTCCGGCCTGTGGCGAGGCACCGTCGACATCGTGGATCACCTGAGCGACATGTCGAAGTTCAACGGCTGCGTGATGCCCATTGCCGACGGGAAGCTCCTCCTGGAGCCGACCGCGCAGACCTGCACCGTCCGGGACAACGTCTCCGGCACCTCGTTCACGTTCACCGGCACCCTGAATGGCGGGGAGCGGCTGCTGGTCGACATCTCCCGCTACCGGGCCTGGAAGAACCCGTCCCAGTGGTGGGAGATTCAGCCGAACGCTCGCCCCGCTGACGGCGAGATTTCCATGAGTCCCGGGGGCTTCCGGGCCACGCCGAACGCTGACGGCAAGATTTCTATGACGCTGACCGGAACTACCGGCCGCTTCCGCGGAAGGATGACCTACTGATGCCGCGCGATCCTCAGTACGCGCGTGGAGCGGCCATGCGCTACGTCGCCTACGAGCAGGCTGGCGCCCGTCTGGGGGTCCTGCCCGACGCGCTGGCCGGGACGTTCACCTGCCCCCGGCAGGCCACGCCTTCGCTCACTCTCTCCTACCCGAACGGGGACCAGGGAGTGCGCGGGGAGCTGCTCGACTCCTCAGTCGAGATCGCCGTCGAGCTCTGCTACGACGGCCAGACCTGGCACGAGCCGTACAACGCGCGCTTCGTCAACCTGTCCTCGGAGTGGAACCTCGTGGACGACGGCACGGAGCACCGCAAGGCCGACCTCATCCACATCGGGCACCGGCTGGAGGGCGCCCTTGTCTGGAACGTGCCTCTAGCGTCTATGGACAAGGACGGGAAGTACAAGTTCACCTCCCGCAACGCTGGAGAGATTCTCCGCACCGTCTGGGACGCGGCGGTCAAGCGCGGCTGGGGAGCCGGCCTGACTCTCGACGTCAGCACCGCGACCGACTCAGCCGGGCAGGGCTGGGCGTTCCAGACGACCATCGCCTTCGACCCGTCGGTCTCCATCAAGTCGATCCTCGACACGCTCACGAACATGGGCATGGTCGACTACCGGTGGCGCGGCCGGACCTTGCAGGTCTACAACGCCGACTCCGCCCTGAAGCGAGAGAACACCGCCGTCGTGTGGCGCCTGGGCGCCGGCACGTCCTCGGCCCCGGAGAAGCTGGATTGGTCCCAGCTGTGCACCCACGTCCTCGTGAAGGGCGACGGCGGCCGCACGTGGACCTTCCCGAACCCAGAGGCCCCGGCCGGAATGCCTCGCACCGAGAAGGTCGTCAGCGCCGGAGGCGTCGAGCTGGAGGCTACCGCCCGTCGCGTGGCTGACCTGACCCTCAAGACCGGCGCCACGCCTGCCGCAGAGGTGAAGCGCGAGTGGGAGGCCGATGACCTCCAGTGGCTCCCGTTCGAGGACTACGCCCTGGGCGACTGGATTCAGGTCGAGCGCGGTAAGGGCCTGGAGCGCATGCGCGTCACCCAGATTTCGATCTCGGTGACTGAGAACGGGCGCTGCCAGGGGCACACCACCTTCGGGACCATGCTCGACGACGTGCTGTCGCGCCTGGCTAAGCGCCAGAAGGGCGTGCTCGGCGCGGTCAACTCCGACGGGAAGAACCCCCGTCCGGAGACGCCGCAGAGCAAGTACGCGCCCGTGCCCCCTCAGGGCCTCATCGTGTCCTCGGCCGCCGTCATCGGCGCTCGAGGTGACGCCGAGGCCGTCGCCACGCTCCAGTGGCAGGCGGTGACTACGGACACCCTCGGCGTGGCCGTGGACGTCACCGGCTACGACATCTCGATCCGGGAGGTCCCCTACAAGGCCGGGCGCATGAGTACGTCCACCGAAACGACTGCCGAGGTCGCGGAACTGATCCCAGGCAGGCAGTACGCCTTCAGCGTGCGGGCGGTCACGCGGGAGACTACGGGCAGGTGGTCTGCCGAGATCATCGAGACGATGGCCACTGACGCTACGCCTCCGCCGGTCCCGCCGGCGCCTACCCTGTCGCAGACTCTCGGGGTGCTGGACGTCTGGTGGCCGCTGCGCGGCGCCGGCGGTGAGGGGATGCCGGCCGACTTCGCCGGAGTCGAGGTCAGCGTCCAGCTGCCCGGCCGCGCCCCCGGCGTCCTGGCGACGATGCTGAACCCGATGCAGCGCACGCCGGTCGCGGGACTGGAGATGCGCGAGTACGAGGTGCGCCTACGCACCTACGACCGAGCCGGTAACCGGTCAGCGTGGGGCGCTCCCAGCACCATCACCCTGAAGCAGAACATCGACGCCGACGCCATCGCCAAGTCGGTCGAGGACAAGCTCAAGGGGAGCTCGGCCCTCCAGCAGGCCGCTCGTGAGGGAACCCTCAAGGAGATGAAGCACCTCACCGACGCGATGACTCAGGTCGCCGTCAACCTCGTCTCGTCCGGCCCAGTCCCTCCAGATAGTGGGACAATAGGGTCCAGCATGTGGATCGCACCCGACGGACGAATCTTCGTCCTCAGAGCAGAAGGAGACTGACCATGCAGGAGTACGTGGCTACCAAACAGTGGCGTGACGGATTCGGGGCAAACGAGACCAGAATCACCGCCGCAGACCTCACGCGGATCGAGGACGGCATCTCCGCCGCCACGCGCGGCGTGACCAACCTGGAGACCAAGGTCGCCGGCCAGCCGGCAGAGATTCTGAAGCAGGTACAGGACATCGCCGCGGGCATCCGCACCGCGCTGGAGAAGGCGATCCCGATTGGGACCATCGCCATGTTCGGCGCCGAGCGCGACCCGGAGGGATGGATGCGCTGTGACGGGCGTCTCCTCGAGAGGAACGCCTACGCCAGGCTGTTCGCAGCCATTGGCACTGCCTATGGATTCACCTCCGCCAGCAACTTCCGCCTCCCGGACATCCGAGACCGCTCCGTCGTCGGCTCCGGCAACTCGTACTCTATTGGCAACAAGGGCGGTTCCAGCTCGGTCACGCTGAACGTCAACCAGATGCCCGCCCACACCCACCAGATCGGTGAGGTTGAGGACTCCGGTAGGCGCTTCCAGGCGAAGAAGGCCAGTCAGGACATCGGGGCCGGCGAATCCGGTAACGGGTACACCTACCTGACCTCGACAGGTACGGCAACTAGCGGGCGCACACCTATCGCCATCTCGACCGGTGGGTCGCAGCCGGTCGACGTGCGCTCCCCGTACATCGCCTCTCCCTACATCATCAAGGTCCTCTGATGGCTGGTCCCGTTAACCTCTCTGACGCCCCTCACGGGGCCAGTGGAGGCCAGTACGTCACAGTCCCTGCCTTCGCCGCTCTCGGGCACTCGTCGCCCACGAACTCCCGGACCGCTCCCGGCTCCATCATCGTCTACAGCCCCAAGGGGTGGCGCTGGGAGGAGGCTGGTGACGACTACTCCAAGACGATCTCCAAGCTCACCGCCGCGACTATGGAGAGCGCGGTGCGCCGCATCAGAACGTCCATGGGCGAGGTGTCCTACATTCGGGGCACGTCTGACACTGTGCCGCCGTTCTCCGGGCAGTCCGTCGGCGACACCTGCCGCGTGCAGGACGCCCAGACCCTTGACATCGTGGCAGAGTGGCGATGGGACGGCGCTACCTGGGAGCGTATGAAGGTCACCAGCGAGCAGATCAGCAACCTCGACGTCGGGAAGCTGACCGCAGGCTCAGCCAGCATCGCTGAGGTCACGGCCCGGAAGATCGCCTCCGACGTCGGTCGGTTCCTGGAGATCACCACCGACCAGCTGACCGTCACCGGCAACGCCTCCTTCGTGAACGCTACCGCCCACCACGTGTGGACGGAGATCGTCACCGCCGGGCAGGGCGAGTTCGAGCAGATCAAGGCTGGCATGCTGGCCGCCAACTCCGTCAGCGCCTCCAACATTCAGGGTGGCGCTATCGACGGCCAGGTCATCACCGGCGCTACGCTCCAGTCGGAGCGGGCCGCAAACCGGGGAATCAAGATTTCCAGCGGAGGTATCCAGGTCTACGCTCAGGACGGCTGGAAGGCGATGGACGTCAACGCCCAGTCGGGGGAGATTCAAATCAACGGCCGCCTTGGACGACGGGATACCTGGTCGGAGGTGTGGTTCAACGACATCGTCTCGCGCGAGAACGGCCTGGATGAGTTCAACGGGGCCCGGTACGGATGCGGCCTATCATTCAACTCTCTGCACGATAACTGGTGGGACGGGACAATTTCTATATCCAAGGCGTCCACTGGGGACCCCTCCCTGCGCATTCAAAGCCCCTACCCGAAGCGTCTAGGCTCGGCATCCCCTCACCTGACGGTGGGGACCGCGGCTATCACTATGTACACGCCTGGCGGGGGAGGAGGCAGAGGAGGAGCCTCATTCTCGTTCAACAACCTCGGGCTGAATCTTCAGGCCACTGAGGTGTATTGGTGGATGAACGACCGGGGATTCTCCTTCGGGACGAAGGAAGATAGCCAGGCGAGACTGTACGTTGGCCGAGGCGAGCTCCACATCCGCCCGATGGGTGAGAACTATCCGAGGTTCTGGGCCGACGGCAACACCACGACGATGCAGTTCGGCCCCACAAACCAGGTGTGGATATCCAATACTGGAGTGCATATCACCGGGACCAAGAACTTCTCCATGAGGGTCCCCAGGCTGTCCGCCAAGCGCGGCGGGCTGTGGCTGATGCACGCCAGCACCGAGTCTCCCTACGACGGGATCGAGTACTGGGAGAGCCTGACCCTCGACTCCGAGGGCCGCGCTCGCTGGGCCCTGCCGGACTACGTTCCTCTGATCGCATCAGCAAAGGCCCCATGGGTCGTCTTCGCCAGTGACGGTGCCCGGGCCGTGCTGGATCGCTCCAACCCTGAGGAATGGCGCGTAGATGTCATGGGCGCTCCCGGCACGGCAGTGGCCGTGCTGGTCAAGGGGGCCCGCATGATTGACCATGAGGTCGCCGAGGACGGGGAGCCCATCATGCGAGACTATGCTCGGGAGTCCGTCTGGCACCTCCCTCCGCCGTCTCCCGTGGGCGGAAGCAGCCAGGGCGGTGAGGGCTCCCTGCCTGACGACATGTCCATGGGCGGCGGCCTGTATGGGCCCGCCACGAAACCGGAAGGATACAGCAAATGAACGACACCTCACCCGCCGCGCAGGCGGGAGAGCAGGTAGACGCCATGGCCGTCATTGGCGGCCTCACAGCCGAGGTGGCGCGCCTTACGCAGCGCGCCGTCATCGCCGAGGCCCGAGTTTCCGACCTCGAGGCCCGCATCGAGGCATTCCGTACAGCCCCTAAGGAGAGCAAGTGACAGTTCAGTCTGTGGCGGCACGCATCGCCCGCCGAATCTGCGACCAGGAGAATGTGGGCTACAGCCAGCCCGATCGCCGTACCTGGTATGCGAACGCTGACTGGCAGGGGCACGTGTCCTCGCCCCAGAATGCTGACTGCTCAAGCCTCGTGTGCGGAGCGATCTGCTACGGCATCCATGACACCTATGGGGCCTCCTGGGGTCACGCCGCCCTGCCCGAGATCAATGACCATTGGACGGGGAACATGCGCCCCGGCCTGGAGGCTCGAGGCTTCAACGAGGTCCCGTGGAACGACTCAGACCTCACCCCCGCCGGCGGGTTCCGCACCGGTGACGTGATCCTCTCCGCCGCAAACGAGGGCGGCCGGGGGCACGTGGTGATCGCCGTCGAGGACGGCAGTGACCCGCTCGTGTCTGAGGCGTGGATCGCCGAGGACGGGTCGATCGATGGCTACCTGGGCGACTCCACCGGCCAGGAGACCCGCACCGTCCGCTACTCCAGCCACCCGCATACTCAGTCTGGGGCTTGGACGAGCTGCCACCGCTTCGACGAGGGCAAGTTCCTGTCACAGTGGCCGGAGTTCTCCAAGGGCCGTCCCGCACAGGCCGCATCTCCGGCGCCGGCGCAGTCGGCCACCTCGACTCCGTCGGCACCTCAGCACGCTCACGGTATCGACATCTCGTCCTACCAGTCGGGCATGAACGTGGCCGGGCTGTGGGCCGACTTCGTGATCGTCAAGGCCACCGAGGACGACTACTACGTGAACCCGTACATGGTCTCCCAGGCCAATTCCACGCTGGGGGCCTCGAAGCGCCTCGGGTTCTACCACTTCGCCCGCCCGGGTGACGCGGCAGAGCAGGCCCGCTACTTCGTGTCCGCTGTCGGCTCGTTCCGAGGCAAGGCGACTCTCTGGCTCGACTGGGAGGCCAACGCCGTCGCGCAGGGGCCGGGATGGGCGAAGACCTTCCTCGACACGGTTCGGTCCCTGACCGGCTCCACGCCGGGCATCTACATGGACGGAAGCGCCCTGAACGGCTACGACTGGTCCGCGGTCGCCTCCCAGTACCCGCTCTGGTACGCGGGCGGCCCCGACTACTCGGACTACGGGTCCTCCTACTCGGACCCGGCGGTGCCGAACGTCTCCTACTGGGGCGCTCCGCTCATCCACCAGTACACCGGGGACGGCAGGCTGCCCGGCTACAACGGCACCCTGGACCTGAACAGGCTGCGCGACCGTACTGCGTGGGATCGGATGATCGGGGGCGGGGCGGTGGCCACCGTCTCTGCCGCCGCCTCTGGCGAGGCTCAGCTCGCCGTCGATGGGGAGTACGGGGCCGCCACCGTCGGCCGCCTGAAGTCGGTCATGGGAGCCGTGGGATACGAGGAGGTCTTCGCCGTGGCCAACCTGCGCCGGTTCCTCAACAAGGCCGTGCCGGCCGCTTCCATCCAGCAGCTGACCGGCATGTACCGACTCCCTGAGGACCGGGGCTGGGACGAGAGCATGGTCAAGGTCTTCCAGTACCTCGTGCTCGCCTGGAACAAGCCTGGTGTTCCCTCAGGCTGGTCCTTCGGCGACTGGGTGGACGGCGAGATGGGGGAGGCGACGGTCAAGGCGCTCCAGCTCGCGCTGAACGCCTCCAAGGCCAACAGCTTCCGGCTGTGGTGAGGCCGTGACATCGTTGTAACCTATTGAAGCCTCACGGACTCATAAGGCTACACTAAGGGCGGGGACTCAACGGAGTCCCCGCCCTTACCTATGGAAGGAGCACATGTGAAGTACGCCTCTGCAACGTTCTGGGAGGGTCTCGCCGAGCGGGCCATCTCCACCTTCTCGCAGTCCCTCGTCGGTGCCTTCGGAGTCGGTTCCTCGATCTTCGGCCTGGACTGGAAGGGCGCTCTCGGCATCGCCGGGGCCGCCACTCTCGTCTCGATCCTGAAGTCGTTCTCCCTGCCTGAGGAGACCGACCGCGCCGTGGCCGCCTCCGAGCTGGACGCCTACACCCCGCGCCACGTCTCCGGCCCGACTGGTCTGGCGGGCTGAGGCAGTCGTGGCTACAGCAGGGTCGTCCCCGTCACCGATCGTCGCAGTGCTGACCTCGCCGGATGTCATCGCGGCGGGGACGGCCCTGCTGGTCGCACTCATCACCTGGCTGAAGATCACGATCAACCGCCAGCAGGAACGTCTAGAGGAGAGGATGACCCGTATGAGCGCCCACGTAGTGAGGGC